GAAACCGACTGTCAGTCCTACTAAGACTATTCCAGCATCGGTCAGTCCATCTACTATTTGGACTTGAGCTAGTGCCAGAGCAGCGAAAGTGGCAACGATTAAAGCTCCTGCGAGTCGTCTTACAGAATAAGATTCCCCATCAGACGCTAAATAGCCCCTTACTGTGTTCAGACCTGCTCCTACTGCTGATGCAATAGCGACAAGTATTAATGCTTCTACCATAAAACAACAATCTGTATCTTGTATTTAAGGATTTAGCATTAGGGAGAGTTGAAAGAACGCTATTAATGAACCAACTATACCTAGGCTTATACCTATAAAAGATTTATACATTCCTCTTCTATCAAGCGTATGTGATTCATGCTCATCTACCTTGACTTCTAGATGTATTATCCTGTCGTTATTTTCGTCTATTTTATCTTCCAAACGTCTTATTTCTTTTATCAGTTCCATAATTATTATGTTCAATGGGGGTTAATATTTTTTCATATATCATAGTTAATATAATATTTGGGGTAGTTTTTGCCATAACTCCAAACATTGTGTCTCCACCAGCACTACCTATGAATTTCCCACATCTGTAGCAAAGCCATATTTCATGAATACCATCTCCATATCCATACAACTTCCTACCACACTCACAGGCTTTCTTTTGAAAGTCCATCTTCATACTCCGATTAACAAACATTTATTAATAAGGATTGCGTTGATATTAATTATGGGTACTGCTATATACGTCTATGAATCAGAAGCCGAATATCGTAAACACTATCATAGATTAGATGAAGAAGTGATGTTTTCTGCACCAATACTTGATATTTTTCTAAAGCCAGATAAAAAACTTTGGGTTGTATCAAAGATTTCAAAAAATAAGGAACGACCACAACTAGGAAGAAGTATAGTTCATTTTGTTAACGGTACTGTATTTGATTATTCAGAGGGTAATGAAAGACCAATCTTGAAAAATAGTGTAGCATTTAACTCAAAAAAGGGCAGAGTGGAATTCTTTCCAAAAAAACTAAGAAGTCCAGAGTTATGGATAAAAGTAGATAGATTTTATGGTATGCCTCCAAACAAAAAGGTAGTTTTAGACCAATCAAAAAGGTTTTACGACATATCTAGGGATAGAATAAACTTTATTATAAAGAAATGAAATGGTCTTCAAGATTGATTTTATTCTTGGAGATATAGAAGACCTCCTAAGAGTGACAAATCATAGACTGGAAAGTATTGAAATACTACTAGAGTTCTTAATGTTGCCTCCTGATCTCAAAGATTATAAAAAAGGTAGAGAGATGAGGAGACAGAAATTAAACGACTCAATGTCGAAGTGAAGTAATCTTTTCTATTCTTGGCTTGAGTCTCATAATCAACTTTGTGACAGGATACGCCACTACCAAATCAACCAATACGCTTTGCCATATGAAGTCTGTGAATTGTTCTCCATCCAACTTGATAACAAATAACATCCAAGGAACTGTAACAGCAAGATAAGCAATGGCGAACATTGGAGTTATGATGAGATACTCCAAAACACTAGATACGACATCATGGATACTACAATCACAGTGAAGTCGTTTTCTTGCCCTTTTCCAGTCCATGACGGACTGGGGTTTTTAATGTATTTAAGTTATCTTCTATTTCCTAGATTCTGACCCATTATAATTTTCCAGTCTTTACCCATCTTCTTACGCATAGCAATCCAAAATGGGTCTGAGCCAAGAGGTCCACCCTTTTTATTGTATTCTTTAGTTACATTGGCTATCTGTCTATGACATTTATGACAAAATCTTGCGTTTATCTGTTCAATCTCAAATTTGTATTTTCCACAAAAGAAACACAGACCATACATCTTCTGACATATTGTAGCAAGCAGGGGTTCTCTTCCACGCTTTCCTGCACACTCTGAACATATATCAGCTATTGTAGCAGAAGCAGCATCTTTTTTAAAGCAGTTTATGCATATCGCTTCCTTGTAGTTATCCACATGGGTATATTCATCCTTTTGGTGTCTATCCCAAAGTTTTTTACCGATATCACTACCTGTATCAACGTTTAATTTTGTACCCATTATTTCTCAGCTAGTGTTATTTTCTTCAGTGCGTCTTGTAATATTAGGTAAACGTTATTTGCAGAATAATCATTTGTAGAAACTTTTCTACTCATCTTCTTTATATCCTCTATTGTTTCATCTACAAACTTGTAGTCTGCTGAATAAACTGATCCTGCTCTCTTTGCTATATTCTCTCTAACTGATCCTGCTCTCTTTATAGTATCATTATACATTTTTGTGTAAACATCTACTTTACCATCTTTTACTTGTACTGTAGCCTTTGTAATCTCTGGTTCGGATTTTTGTTTATCTTTTATCTTCTTTTTCTCCATCTTCCCACCTCCTTGTATTGGACAATTCATTGTCATAAACGTCTCTTGCTTCTCTAACTGTCATAAACGCTTTATTTCTTAATTCATCAACCGTCTTTGTCTTCTTCCATCCAAAGTCAACTGAACTTTGTAATGTATTCTTAACAATCTCAAAGTTGTGTGGTGTTATACCATCTGGGTAATTCTTCTTACTCATTGTAGTACCTGTACCACTTGCAGGAGATCCTTGATTTGTTCCTCCCGGATCAGACGGTCTTCCTCTCTTTGGTTCTCCTTGGAAACTTTGCTTGTTTTCTTTCTTTTGACCCATCGCATTTCCACGACCTGTTTTGTTTCCTTTTGATGGTTCTTCTTGTGCCATCATCATTGGGTTTATAATTGGATCTTTTGATACCTTGAATTCTCCTGTATGTGTTCTTTTTACTTCAAAGCCCATAGCTTGCATTGCTGCCATGTTTTGTATTTCCGTGGACTGTGTTTGTAGTTCTCTTAGTTTGTCTGTCTCTTCTCCAGCCTTTAATTGTAATGTCCAATCATCAACACCTAGCAAATGTGCTATTTTAGTTAAAAATGCCTTACGGAGTATGTCTTGACTCCATGTAACTGCTCTGTTTGTTATTGTAACTTGTAATCCCTCTTGTGACCAACCACTAGGCATCTCTCCAAAGTAAAGTGGTAAAACACCATAAATAGCTCCAATTATCTGTCTCAACTCCTTACGGAGTGCCATAAACTCTAATTCTTTCAATGAACCTGTAAAGTCAATCCACTGTGCCATATTCTTTCCACCCTTTTCACTTTCGACTAAAAGTGGGTGTATCATGTATGGGTCTTCTGTTGCTTTCTGTTCTAACATATCCCAAGACTTTCTGAATGTTTCGTAATTACGAGATGCAATTAACAGCATACCTCTTGGAGGTCGCATTTTATCGAAATACTTTCTAATATATTCATCCATGTGTGTCAAGGACATTGCCTTGGACCAAACGGAATAAATTGGCGAGTAACCGTAAATTAATCCGGGTTTATACTTACCTGCTTTCCAAATAACTTCACCCTCACCATAGATAACTCTTTTTGGTTGTGGTATACCGATAGAGTATACGGAGTTAACTTCCATGATGGCTTTTAACGCCTGTGCCCCACATTGATCACAGGTATTTGATGTAAGTCGCTTATCTCTATGTTCAAATCTAGGACATACAAATATTTCGTTTCTTTTATCATCATAGCCTATTCTTCCATCACTGTCTGCTATCATTGCAACTTGTGGTGGATCAATTCTTATCATCTCTTTAATCTCTGTTCTCTTCTCTGATATCAGACCTGTCTTGTCATCTATCCAATAATTCTTTAGAACAAGCAAATATGCATTGTCAGCAACTTCAAGATCCCTCTCTAATTGCCTTGTTACGTCTTCCAAGGACTGTTCGTTTGAATTAATTGGCTCGTTTAACAAACCCTCAAGTAACTTCCTATTCTTTGGTTCTGGTCTCATTAATTTAGTATTTCCACAACTATCACATTCTACTGCATCTTCAACGAGTGTTTGCTTCGCTTTATTGGTCGTTCTACGCTTCGTTTTTGGTAGTGAGTTGTCTTGATTATCTTCATTAGATTGGAAAGGTTGGTCATCTGGGAGGTTTGTTACAAGTGGCTCATATTGGAACTCTTTTCCACAATTTGTGCACTTAAACTTCCATTTTTCGACAATTTCGAAGCCATTTTTGAATATTTCACGATTTAATGTCTCTATTGGAATTCTCAATGCATCGATATTATCTGCTAA